TTAGCGGCGGAAGTTCCCGTCACCGCTCCCACCGTGGCTGCCCGCACCATCGCCACCGGCGTCGGTCGAACCGTCGCCCGGAACAGCGTCGATCCGGGCGCGAATCGCCGAAAGGTTCTCGACGCCGATCACGAGACCGCTTTCCTGATTCATTTTCTTCCTTTCATATATGGGACTACTTTTCCTGTCGGCTGAATCAAAAGCGATCCACCTCTGCCGACAAGCTCTGTTTGCGAAGTCGGCAAACCGCGACACTTGGCGGCCGAACAGACTTCGCGACGCAAGCGGAGTCGATCCGCACAGACGGCTTAACAACGTTCCAGTACACCTCATTGCTTGCCACGTCGGTTCGTCTCCGTCGAACCTCCTTGACCAGCCAAGCGCGCCGCGCAGGCGCGTGCTACGGCCGTATGGGTGGACCGGCGCGCACGATCGGTGCAGTGTTCAGGCTGCAACGGTGCCGAGAGGCATCGCTCCGCAATGATGATAAGCGTGCGGAACTAGACTGCGTCGATGCTAGGTCGTCGACGTAGTATCGCTGTAGCAACTCGTCCACAACATCAGTCAGGTTACCGTGCTGCGTCCAAATCGCTCCCGCGCCAGCAACGGAGACGGTAGGGTCGAAGTCGTTCGGCAACCTTGCCGCAACGGTATAGGCGTCAGTAAGAATTAACACGACGTCGATGTGTCGGCTATCGCTTGTGAATCGGTGAAGATGGATGCCGCTGATTTGACAAACCGGACTCGGGATCGGAAGTGCACGGAATCCGATCTCACGCAGACGCTTTACCTGTTCTGAAATCTGCGTCATCTTGCGCCTTCCGCACGTGTCTGTGACTCAAACCGGCATTGCATCCTGTTATTGACACCGGGTCCGACCCGTTCGACAGGTGGGGGGGACCATCGTCGCGCACGAGTCGGACCCGGCTACGCGGACACGTGGGTGACGTGTCCGCGCCCGGCCTCCGCGCCAGGGGGTCATCTGGTCGGCGGCTGGGTTGGATACCCGATGGTCAGGACCACGTAGAGATTTCCCGACCACCGGGCCGCTCAACAAGAAAGGGATGCTTCCGCGATCGAAGAACATACGGTTATTCCGGGGGTCATTTCATGAACCCGGTCGTACCGAAGTACCTAAAATGCCACTTCTGACAATCGGGCTGACCAAAGTCGGCCCCGTTGACACGTCGAATGCGCACCTTTGATGCACCCCGTCTCCCTCTCTTGTAGGAGTACGACGTTACGGGCGACTTCCTGCGGTTTGTGTCCTGGAGGACACAGCGACGCCAGATCACCCGTTTGGGGCAACACCCATTCGCCAGGCGAGGCGACGCAGCTCTTGGCCACCTGCGTCTCGCCGGGCCTGCCTCAGCAGGCTTGCGATTGACTCACGAACGAAGAGGTTGTTCTGCACTTGCTGGGGAGTCAGTTCCTCGGCTTTCAGCAACGCGGCCAAGCCTCTGTCCCTGGTCTTGCGTTCGCCAAGCAGGGCACGACCGAGTTCCATCCAATACGCGCCTTGGCGCGATATGGTGATTGCCTGCCAGGGCACCTTGTCCGCGTCCTCGGCGACCTTGGCCCCGTCGCCAGCCTCGACGCCGATCGCCACACGCCAGATTCCAACGTTGGCCCGACCGAAGTTCATAGTGCCGTCGCCCCACGACGAGTTATCGAGATCGAGCAACTCGGCCATGCGCGCAGCTTCGTCCAGGTGCGTGTGTGCGGTCGAGGTGTCACCCCGTGCAGCAGCGGCAAGCGCGGCGGTCAGGTGGCTCATACCCCGGCTCTCCAGACGCGCATCGGGCAACTCCGCTGCGGCGACAGCCAACCTGTACTGCCGGTCGCGGGAGATCGAAGAGATGAAATGCGCGCGAGTCCATGCGGCAACACCCAGCCATTCGGGTTCGTCCAGGAGTTGTGCGACCTGGGAGACGCGCTCCGCGCCGATATAGGCAAGCTGTTGAACACCGAGCCGTGCGGCCACGTTGGCTGCCGCGTGGTAAGCCCCCATCAGTCCTCGAAGGGCAACGGTCCGGTGCTGGTCACTGGCGGCGTAGATCAACAGATCGCGCAGCAAACGAGGTAGAAGCTCACCTTGGCCTGCGTAGTCGGACGACGGGCGCAGCTTGCCGATGAGCAACCGTAGGTCCGCGAGCACTTCTGGCCAAGCGCGTGCCGCAGCGCCGTCGGGTGCTTCTCCAGGCCACCACTCGGTGAGAGCGGCCTCTACCTCGACAAGAGCAGCTTGCGGCTGATTTTGGGCCGCCGAGGCCAACGTCCAGGGGCGCCCAGTCAACTCCGAAGGGGTCACGCGCAGAGCCGTGGCCAGAGCTTCGAGTACGAGCCGGTTGTTCACTGGGCGCTCGCCACGCTCGATCTTTCCGAGATTGCTGAATGAGATCCCGGCAAGTTCAGCAACAGTGCGCAAAGCGAGACCACGCCACAACCGGATCTCCCGGATACGGCGGCCGGTCGAGTCTTCATGCTCCACGACGGCACCTGCTCCATCATCAGTACGGCCCCTGTCCTGTACTCAAGACTGGCAGACCGGCGCCGCTCCTGCGGATGGGGTTGAGCACTCTGCTCACGACACCGACGTGACTTGCCGACAGAAGATCAACTAGCTGGGTGGGGGGATGCTTGTGGCGGGTCGTCGTCTGGGTGGGCGGCGGTTCGTTCGGCTTTGTCGCAGACTTTTTCCCATGCGGTGATGAGTTGGGTGACGACGGTGGGGCCGAGCATGATGCGTTCTGGTGGTTCGCCGGTTCGCCAGTAGGTCATGTGGCCGTCTTGGACTCCGAAGACGACCGCGGTTTCCTCGCCGGTGTCCTCGTCCAGGGGGGTGACGCAGATTTCCTGGTCGGTGTGGGTGCCTCGGCGGATGTGGCGTTGGATGGTCTTCCAGCCGGTCAGGATTTGTCTGGCCTCGGCGGGGGTGAAGATCACCGGGGCGAGTGCGCTTTCTTCGAGCCAGGTCCGCACGCCGCCGTGGTTCTCGACGCGGAACCACAGGTGTAGTGGCTCACCGTCGGCGGAGGTGCAGAGCAGGCAGTCCGCGCCGGTGAAGTCGCGCTCTGCCGGGTCGTACTTCGTCACAGTCTCTCCAACTCATGTGCTCGTCCCATGACCCCCTGTGTATAGCACCCGTTTGGCGTAGCGGGCCATGTCGTATGCGTCATGACCTGCGACGATCATGATTGGTCGGTGGCGCGGCGGGTGTCCAGCCTGCGCGCCAACTCGGCGATGAGGACGTGGTCGGGTATCTCGGCGAGCACGTCCGGGGGGACCGCGGACCCTCGGCGGCGGGGGCGCGCGGCGCGGGCGTCGGTGAGGCCCAGCAGGCGCACCGCTTCGGCTTGGTCGGCACCGACAGCTTTGGCGATCGCCTCGACGGTGGATTTCGTGGTGGCGATCGGGACCTTGACGCCCTTGCGTATGACCCAGCCGCGCTCGACCTGCCGAATGGTGGTGTGGCTGACGTCGGCGGCCTCTCCCGCTTTCTCGAAATCCAAGCCTGCCGCGAGCCTGGCGGCGCGCAGGTACGGGCCGACAGGCCAGTCCGGCCGAGCTTCCTCGGTGTGCCTCATAGATCGAGTTTGGCCAAACCACACCAAGCAACGCAACCCACCCATGGGGGAAACCCCCGCCCATCAACACCACCTGCGGTGACGGACCTCACAGTGTGCCAAGTCAAGCCAAAGTTCTACGTTGGCTTGGCGGCCGGACAACGGTTTGCCTTGGTTTGTTGTGGTGGCGGTAGGGACGGCCCGGGGAGGGCTGGTTCCTCCGCGCGAAGGGAGGACGCGTGCGCATGGGGTGGCGATTACCGCGTGGTCGCCTGGTGGGTGAGCGGGCCGCGCTGCTGTCGGTGTGGCTGACGCTGTTATCCGGGGGGCCGGGTGTTGCGAGTGCGCCTCCCGGCCGGATTTCTGACGAGTTCTTCGATTACCTGTTGGTTGTCATGTGCCGCTGGGAGGCGGCGTTCCCATGTCCCCTTGTGCTTGCAGTGCCCCTGTCCCCGCTGACGAGGGCGGCGCCGCGTCCGCCGCGTTGGATCATCTGGCCCCGGTGCTCGCGTGCCTGCGCGAGACCGTCGTGAAGCAGCGGCAGCTCGCCGAGTTGCGTAGGACGTTCGAGACGGTCGTGAAGGCCGCGCTCGGTGACGCCGAGATCGGCGTCATCGACGGGAAACCGGTTCTGACCTACAAGAAGACCGCGCGGGTTGGCGTCTCGCACAAGCTGTTGGTGGCCCGGTTCCCGGACGTGGTCAAAGAGTGCGAGGACGTCACCGAGGTCCGCACGCTGCGGTTGCTGGACTGATGGCCGCGCGCACCTCACCCACCGGGCGGGCCGTCGCCCGGGTGGTCCCGGCTGTTGCTGCCGGGATGGTGGAGGCGGCGGTCGGGGTGGCCCAGCGGTTGGTGCCGCTGCCATTGGAGTACCCGGACGCGGTGGCGAACGTCGCCGCGTTGATCGCGGGGGACCCGCGCAACGCCGAGCACGTGCGCACGGTGGTGACCGCGATCGTGGGCGACGCGATGACCGACCCGTTCCGGGAGACCACCGCGAACCGGTGGCGGCCGTTGTTGCCGCCGTGGGTGCGGCCTGCGGTGATCGGGGCGACGGTGCGTCGTCTGCTCGCGGCCGGGGTGCTGGTCGCCACCGGCCGGTACGTGCGCAGCACCGATGCCCACGGGCGCAACCAGAACAAGCTGCAACCGGTTTACGCGCTCAACCTCACCCCGCTACGCGAACCGCCGCGTATCCGGTCCGATGTGGAGGTTCCCGCGCCGTGACCGGATACACCCAGGCCGACGCGCGTGCGGCGTGGCGGGCGGTGCGGGGCGAAGTCCTCGGGGAGGAACTGTCCACGGCCGCGCGTGAGCTGGCCGTGGCTGCCTTGTATTCCCAGCGCCGCACCGATGCCGAGATCGCCGCCGTGTTGCGGCTGTCGACCTACACCACCGCCCGCATCCGGGAGCGGCTGCGCCTGCGGGCACGCCACCCGGACGCGGCGACCGTTTCCGCTTCCGTCCACACAGGAGGACGCCATTCATGAGAAGAACCCCTGATCACCACCGGCCCGGGCGGCGGCTTGTGGGGTGTCGATGAGCGCGCCGATGGCGACGCTGCCGGTGTGGCCTGCCGAGGTTCCGGTTCATCCTGCGGCGGAGCTGTTTCCGTTGATGGCGGGCGCCGCATTCGCCGAGCTGGTCCGCGATATCGCCGAGCACGGGTTGACCGAGCCGATCGTGCGCGATGCGGACGGCCGGATCGTGGACGGGCGCAACCGGTATCGGGCCTGCGCCGAAGCCGGTGTGCAACCCGACTACGTGGTGTTCACCGGGGAACCGTGGCGCTACGTGGTCTCCACCAACCTGCACCGCCGCCACCTCACCGACAACCAGCGGGCCGTCATCGCCGCCAAGATCGCCGAGCGGGCCAGAGGCGAGCGGGGACCTGCTCGCGATCCAAAAGATGTGCCCGATGGCACATCTTTTGACCGCCCGCCGAGTCGGGAAGAAGCCGCGGACCTGCTCAACGTGTCGCTGCGGCAGGTCTCACGCGCACGCCAGGTCGTCAAGCACGGCACCGAATCCCTCCAGGCCGCAGTGGAGTCGGGCACGGTGCCGGTGACCACGGCCGCCCGGGTCGCGGCCGAGTTGCCCCCGACCGAGCAGGACGCGTTCGTCGCGGCGGCCAACGAGGCCAAGGCAAGTCCACGCCCGCCCGTCCGCGATGACCAGATCCCACATCGGGCGTCACCCACAGCAGAACCCACTGCCCCCCGTGCGCAGGGGCGTCGGCGGCCGTTGACCGAGGACGCGGTGAAGGCGGCGCAGGCGTTGGACGCGGCGATCCGGCGGTGGGAGCGGCTGGTGGGTGATGACCGGTGGGCGGACAACCGGGTTCGGGTGACCGAGACCTGCGGGTGGGCGCTCAACCGCGCCGCCGATGTGCTGACCGCGATCAAGGAGAACCGGACACCATGACCACGAACAGGAACAAGACCATGAGCACTCCCGCCCGCGCGAGCAGGCCGAAGGCCGAGTTGATGGCGGTCACTCCGGAGATGGCGAAGGCGTGGTTGGCCGAGACCAACACCCACAACCGGTCGCTGCGCCACTCCGCGGTCGCGGCCTATGCCCGGGACATGGGCGCCGGTCGGTGGCGCACCAGCGGCGAGGCGATCAAGTTCGCCGCCGATGGGACGCTGCTCGACGGGCAGCACCGGTTGGCCGCGATCGTCCGCGCCGGGGTCACGGTGTCCACGTTCGTGGTGTTCGGCCTGCGCCGCGACGCCCAGGACGTCATGGACTCCGGGCGCAAACGCAGCGCCGGGGACGCCTTGCAGTTGTCCGGAATGCGCAACGTCGGTCGGGTCGCCGCCGCAGCCCGGTTGGCGCTGTCCCGCCGCGACAACCACCCCCTGGGCGGCGGCGGGTACACCAACGCCGAGGTCCAGCAGTTCGTCCGGGACAACCCCGACCTCGCCGAAGCGGTCGAGCTGATGGGCTCCACCGTCCGCGGCCTCCGGTTGACCCCCAGGGTGGGCGACTACTGCTTCTGGCTGTTCTCCCGGCTCGACCCGGACGCGGCCTATGAGTTCTTCACCTCCCTGGGGCAGTTGGTCGGCCTCACCGAGGGAAACCCGATCCTGACCCTGCACCGACGCCTCTCGGGCCACTACGGGGCGGCGCGGCGGATCAGCGTGGAGGAACAGCTCTCCCTGGTGATCCGCGCCTGGAACCACTGGCGGCAAGGGACCACGGTCCACAAGCTGCTCTCCATCAGCCGCAGCGGCACCGTCGCCATCCCCGACCCCATCTGACCCACTGTGCTGCACGTGGCCGCCCGCGCACGCGGGCGGCCTCTTTCCGGGCGCGCATCGCCCGCACACCAACGACTTTCTCGGGCCTTGTCGCCCGCACACCATATGAATGGGGGTTCTCCCGTGGCGCGTGATCACGCCCGCCTGTACCTGAGCATCTGGACCGACGAGGACTTCCGTGTCCTGTCCACCCCGGCGAAGCTGCTCTACCTGCACCTGTGCTCCCAAGACAAGCTCTCCTACGCCGGGGTGCACAGCCTCACCCCGAAACGCTGGGCCAGAGCACACCCCGACCTCGGCGTGGAAGGCGTCCGCGCCGCCCTGGGCGAGCTGGACGCCGCCCGGTTCGTCGTCATCGACCACGACACCGAAGAACTCCTGGTCCGCTCGTTCATCCGCCGCGACGAGCTGTGGCGGCAACCCAACATGCTGCGCGCCGCCCTGCGAGTGGCCTTCGAGATCGAGTCCCCGATCCTGCGCGCGGCGCTGGCGGCCGAACTGCTGCGCCTCCCGGCCGAGATCACCGGACCCGCCCCGGCCGTGGCCGCCCGCGAACTCGGAACCACTGCCGCGACGCTGCCCGCCGGCGTCAAGGCCGCGTTCGACACCCGCCCCCGCCGCACCTGCCCACCGACCACCACCACGCCCGACGCCCCCGCCGAGATTCCCGAGGTTCCGCGGGCAATCGAGCCTGCTCGCACCCCTTCGCCGACCCCTTCCGGGAACCCTTCGCCGAACCCTTCGGCGATGGACCTGGGAGAAGGGAGTAGGGAGCGGGAGACTGGAGAACCCCGTCTTACGTTGGAAGATCAAGGGGGTGTCCCCGCGCGCACCCGCGTGAGCGCGCACTCGCGCGAGGCGGCCCCGGTGCCCGATGAGCGCCAGGCCGACGCCGAGCCCGTCTCGGCGCGGCAGAGTCGCCGGGTCGAGGCCGAGCGGCTGGTCACCGTCCACACCCCGGCCCAGCCTCGCCGCGTGCGGGACCGGCTGCGCGGCGAGGTGATCGGCCTGCTCGCCGAGGGCGTCGAGCCCGCGGTCATCGCCGCCGGACTGCGCGCCTGGTCCTGCAAGCGGCTTCCGGTGTCGTGGCTGCCCGAGCTGGTGGCCGAACACCAGCGGGCCGCGGTCGTGGGCGCCGCACCCGAGCAGCGGGCGCGAGCCGTCGCGGCGGCCGAGGGCATCGAGCGGATACGGGCCGACGCGATCGCCGAGGACGACCGTTCCCCGGTCGGGCTGGCTGTGCGCGAGCTGCCCGCCCATGCCGACCCCGACACCCTCGACGCGGTCCTGGCCCACGCCCTGGCCGCGACCATGGCGTTCGACGGCCGGGGCGAGTTGGCGCGGGCTCGGGCATGAGCCGCGAGCCTCTGCCACCGCTGACCCGCACCGAGGTGCGGGCGCTGCTGGCCCACTACCGGGTCACCGGACTCACTCCACCGACCGACGCCCAGGTAAGCACCTGGTTGCGGGAACTGGCCGGGCACAGCGCCGGGGAATGCCACGCCGCGCTGACCGCGCTCCAAGCCCACCACCACGGCCGCATCACCCCCGACGACGTCGTCCGGCGCATCGCCGCCGCCCGCGCCGCCCCGGCCGCAACCGGCAGCTTGGCCCCGGTCGTGCCGATCCGCCGCCGGGACCGCCGGGAGCGGGCCGCCGCGATGGCCGCTGGTGCCCGGGGCATCGCCGCCGTCTACGCGGCCATGGGCTGGCAACGCAACCCCGACCATGCCGCCGCCCGTCGTGTGCCGTGCCCGTTCTGCAAGGCCCGACCCGGCGAGGTGTGCTCGCCGCTGACCCGGGACCGGGCCGGACGGCGCGAGCACCGCGACCGGGCGACCCGGATGCACCCCTCGCGGCTGGCCGCCGCCCCACCCACCCGTCCCGCAGCAGCGCCAACCGTGGAGACGACCCGATGACCCGCACCCTCCGCAACCACGACCACCACCTCGACCACGGCGACCAGGACTACGGCGGCGACGACCGGCCCGTGGTGGACCCGGTGGCGGCGCGGCTGATGTTCGACGCCGCCGTCGACCAGCTCACCGCCCCCGGAGTCCAGACCATCACCCGCGACGACGGCACAGGCGAACGCGGCCTCGTGCCATGCCTGCTCGACCAACTCGCCGCTGCCACCCGACCCGGCAGCGAACGAACGGGCGGCACCGCGTCCGGTTCCCGCCCGCCCGCGTCGATGAACGCGCTGGCCGTCGTCGCCGAGATCGGCACCACCATGCGCCACGCCCTGGCCGCCCTGGGCCACGACCTGTTCGGACCCGCCCCCAAAACGGCACTGTCCACACAGGTCCGACTCTGGGCCTCGCACGCAGAGCACTGGCAGCACCACGACCCCGACTACCTCCACCACGCCGCCACCGAGACCCAGCGGTGGGTCACCGCGGCCCGCGCCGTCATCGAACCCGAACCCCGCTACCGGCTGCGCGGACACGCCTGCCCCGTCTGCGCCGAGACCACCGTCCACGTCTGGTCCGATGTGGAGTCCGACTGGGTCCGCCAACCCGCCCTGTCCATCGACACCGACCGCGTCGAAGCCGTCTGCGGAGCCTGCGCCACCACCTGGGGCCTCGATGTCTGGGCGCAGCTCGGCCGCATCCTCCACACCCAACACCAGGAGACGCTGCACCTCGACTGCGAATAAACACCCGATCATCGGTTGACCAGCCACACCGTCCCTGCCATACTGGGGCGGCTCGGCGGAGCTGTACCCAAACGCCAGCCGAGAAACCCCAAGGCCCACCCTCACGGCGGCCCGCCTGCGCACTCCCCCTTGCGCGGCGGGCCGCCCCCTTGTGTGCGGGCGGCGGCGGACGCGACCGGACGCCCGGTCCCGCCGTGCCCACCGATGACGGCCGCGAGCGATCCCGCCCCGCCGCCGCCCGCACACGCCCCCTGTCCTCGACCCGAAACAATTCCGCCGATTCCCTCCAATTCACCGTATTGCCGGTTGTGAAAATGATGCGAATTGCTCGAATAGCGCCGGTGACCTTTGTTGCTTTAATAATGATTGCTTTATCCGGAAATGCCGCCGGATGATGAATGGGCAAGCCCCCGAAAAACAGGCCCGTGTGGGCCGTGGGGGATTCCGCATCATCTGTGGAGGGTGTTTCCTCATGTCAAGGATATTGGGCAGGCACAGAGGCATTCCGCCTCAAGTCCGCCGCACCGATGGCCCCGGGGTCGGCGACCGTGTCGGGTCCCGGGCCGGTGAGACCGAGCACTGGAGTGTGCCGGAACTCGCCCGGCACCTGGTGACCGAGCTGCACGAGCAGTTCGGGCTGGTGGTCTCCGCCACGGTCTACCGCTACCGGATCGACGCCCCCTGGATCATCGACGTCCAAGCCCACGGCCTGCCCGAGGGCGACCTCGACGACACCCCGACCGGGGCGGACCGGATGGTCGACCGGATCGTGAGCTGGATCGACGCCTACAACGAGCAGCGCGACGGCGTGCCGCGCTTCGCAGGTCCCAACGTGGTCCTGCTACGGCAGTTCGAGCGCCACAGCCCCCGACCGGGGCGGGTCAGCGTCCGCCGCTACCACCTGCGCCACCCGATCCAGCGCCGCCTGGCCCGGCTGCGCTCCTGGCTCGCCGGGAGCCTGCTGTGACCCACACCCATGACACCGCCGGGGACCCGGTGGTCCTCGACTGCGCGCAGTGGGCGTTCGCCAACCTGGTCGCCCTGCGCTCGATGGGCGATTTCCCGCCGGAAATGACCTTCCGCGTGCACCTCGTGCAGCCCCCGAAAGACGACGTGGCGTTCATCGTCACCGTCGCCGGTCTGGCCGACGCCGCGCTGCTACGGGGACCTGCCACCCCGGAGTTCGCCCTGGACGAGCCCGTGGGGCTCTCCGACCTCTCCCCGGCGGCACGCTGGTACTGGAACGAAATCTGCGACAACGTCGCCTTCCATATCCCCGGCGACGACAAGGGCGAACTGGCCTTTCAGTTCGAGGTCCAGTTGCTCACCGAGGCCCAGGCCGAACACGCCCTGCGCACCCACCCGGACGAGGGCATCCACCCCGACGGGGGGTACCTGTCATGACGCCCCCGACCACGGCCTTCGGCGGGGACGGGCAGCCCCCACCCCTGATCCAGGCCGCCCACCAGGTCTACGCGCTGCTGGCCCTGGAGCAGTCCTTCGGCTCGATCCCCGCCCACGCCCAGATCAAGGTCCTCGCCATCGACGGCACCCAGCTCGCGGTCGCGGTGGCCGCGCTCGGCGACGAGTTCCTGTTCGGCCCCGCCGCCCCGGTTCCCGAGGGGCCGCCGCCGTTCCCGGCGCACCGGCTGACCCGGGCGGCCCTGGCCCTGTGGCGGGTGATCGAGCACGCCGTCACCGCCGTCCTGCCCCGCCACGACGACCGGCCGGTGTTCCCGGTCGAGGTCTGGTTCGAGACCGACGCCCACACCCGCGACACCACGGGTTTCCCGCCCGGGGTGTACAGCATCGAGACCGTGGAGGACCGGTGACCACACCACCCGTGATCATCTGCCGGACCTGCGACACCGCCCTGGACCGCCACACCGACGACCAGGGGGCGTCCTACCAACACACCCTGGCCGCAGGCCCGGTCGACCACGACCCGGTGCCGGTGCAGGCCCCACCCGACTGGCGCGGCAAGTGCGACTTCTGCCTCGACACCGCCGAGTTCGTCGTGCCCGCCCGGGACTTCACGGTTCCCGGCCTCGATCGTTACATGAGCCTGGGCAATTGGGCCGCCTGCTCGGCGTGCGCGCTGCTGATCGGGGCCAACCGGTGGACGAACCTGATCAACCGCGCCGCCGCGACCCACCACCGCCGCCACGGCACCGAGATCAACGAGGCCACCAGGACACACCTGGGGCGGCTCTACCGCCGCCTGCGCGCCAACATCACCGGCCCCATACGCCCGATCGGAGAGCAACCATGACCGGGCCATCCACACCGCACCCGGCCACGCACATCGGGTGCCATGTGTTCACCTTCGGAACGGATCGCTGGTGCGTCACCCTCGCCCAGGAGCTGATCGCAGCCGACCCCACCGCCGCCGAACCGCACCCACACGTCGGGATCGGCGACCTCGGGGTGTTCCTCGGCGGTCTGGTGCGGATCGACCCCGACCACGCGATGACCCGAGACCTGTCCCTTCCGCTGCTGATCGCTCCCCTCCCAATCGGTCAGGGAAGCGTGCACGTGCTCATCGACGGGTGGCACCGGGTGTACCGGGCGCTGTCGGAAGGGCTCACCGACCTGCCCGCCTACGTCCTCACCGCCGCCACCGAGCAAGCCGCGCGCTACCCGCTTCCCCACTACCCCCGAGGACCACGATGACCGCGACCATGTGCGTCAACCACCCCGACACCCCGGCGGCCGTGGTCGCGGTCCACGCCAGTGACCAGCTCGGCGCGCGGCTGTGCCCCGGGTGCGCCACCTGCACCGACCCCGCCTGCGGCAGCCTGGGCGTCATCCTCGACACCGAGCACGCCGAGCCCTGGTGCCACCCGCACAAGGGCGAGGCGGTCTCCGGCCCCGAGCTGGTGCCGGTCGACTCCGACCGCCACCGCGCCCTGACCGGGCAGACGGGCAGGCCGTGATGCCACGTCCGGAGCAGGACCCCGGCGCCAGCGACGAAGCCGCGGTCGAGGCCGCGCGGGTCGAGCTGTACCGGCGGCTGTTCGGCTTCGCAGACCCGCCCCGCTACCGCGAGCCCGGCACCGACCAGGTGCGCGAACGCCTCGAAGCGGACATGCTCCGCCTGGCCGCGATGCCCCCGGCCGACCTGATCGCCGACCCCGACGCCATGGCGACTCTGTTGGAGATCAGCGATCACCAGGGCTGGGACGGATGAGGTCCGCTCGACAAGATCCCGGCCTGTCCGGCAGGATGGACCACGCCTTTCAGGTTCTCTTGGCAAATTGAGCCATAAGGCACGTGAGGGCTCGGCGGTGCACCGCCGAGCCCTCACCCATTCCCACGACTTCCCATTTCCGCAGGTCAAAGAATTGCTCGCGAATACGCGAGAATGCGCGCCATGGGTCGATACTCTATTCGTGTGATCCCATTCCGGAGATGCCCGAAAGTGCTGGACAAGGGCCGCCGACCCGGTAATGTTGGGGGTGCCAAGAGAACCGCCCCGCCCGATCCGGGTAGGGGCAGAAACCCCCCTGAAAGGCTCTGTAATGGCTCATTTGATTGAGATTGGGCAGGATGGCACTGCCGCTTTTGTGTCCGCCAACACTCCGGCATGGCACCGGTTGGGGACCGTGGCCCCCGGCCCGATGACCACCACCGAAGCTCTGAAGCTGGCCCGCCTGGACAACTGGAATGTGTCCATGGAACCGCTCATGGCCCTGCCCACCGGGACCATCTGTGTGGAGTGCTCCGCCGTGCTGGACAGCCAGCACGACGACATGTGCTCGGTGGGCGACCACGAGGGCCTGGACGACACCCGCACCGTCACCAAGGACGACTGTGTGAACCCCGTGATGGTCCCTCATCACCGGGCCGTGGTGAGGACAAACCCGTTCACCGGCAAGCGGGAAACCCTGTCCGTGGGTGGTCTGGAGTACACCCCGATCCAGAACGAGACCATGGCCGAAACACTCCAGGCGATCCTGGATGAGTCCGGGGCCATTGTGGACACTGCCGGGTCACTCCGTGATGGGCTGGACACCTTTGTCACCGCCCGGATGCCCGAAGGAATCCTCGTGGGCGGGGTGGACGCGGTGGAACTGCACCTGGCCGGATTCAACTACTTCCAGCCCGGGAAGTCCTCCGAGTTCCTGATCACCCCGGTCCGGGTGGTGTGTGCCAACACCCAAGCCGCCGCCCTGGGCAACCACAAAAGCCGCTGGGCCGTCCGGCACTCCCCGAATGCCCCGGCCCGGATCTTGGAGGCCCGCGAGGCGCTGAAACTCAGCTTCGACTACCGGGATGCCTTCGCCGACGAGGCGGAGAAGATGCTCAAAGAGCAGTTGACCATCCGGGAGTTCGAGAAGGTCTGCCGGGAAATCTGGCCCCAGCCCGCCGGGGAAGCCCCACCGGTCGTGAAAGAGCGCGACGACGCGCTCATGGGCACCCTCAAGAAGCTGTTCCGAGGGGACACGAACGCGAACATCATCAAGGGCAAGACCGGAACCCACTGGGCCGGGTACCAGACCATTGTGGAGTACATCGACCACCACGCCGCGATCATCGGCGGGGGTGAGGACTCCGCCCGCATCCGGGCTGAAAGGGCATTGCTGGGCAAGGATGCCCCCGAGCGGAAGCAGAAGGCTTTCAAGCTCTTGCAGGTGGCCTGACATGGACCCGACAACCACATGGGCACTGATCAGGGGCATGGTGGAAAGCTGGTATACCGGGAACGGAAGCCTGAGAGACTTTGACCGGTTGGCAGAGTTGGTCACCGGGCTGGATGAGGGGCTGACCCGTGGAGACCACCTGCCGTCCCAGTGGACCGCCCCCGGGTTTGATTTCCCGGAACCGCACTGGGAAGAGTGGCTGATGGTCCCGGTGACCGACCCGGACCGGACTTTGACCGTGATCCGGGAACATGTCCGGCATGGGCAGCCACAGGAAACCGGCCGGGTGTTGGCCCTGCTGGCAGGGCTGGACTACTGGATCAACTGCCAGTGCAACCACCTCCCCCGGGACTGGACCACCGAGTAGTGAGCACCGCCCCCTCAGCCCCCACCCGCCCGGGTGGGGGCTGAGGCCTGTTCCCCCGCAAGCCCACACAGAGGCTGGTGACCCGCGTGCCTGCCCGCGCCCTGCGCCCGTGTTCTCGTCCGGGCTGCCCGAACCTCACCGGCACCCGGGGACGCTGCCCCGGGTGCCGCACCCGCGCGCGCCGCGCCGGGGGAACCTCGGCCGAGCGCGGCTACAGCGCCGCGCACCGCTCCCGCTTCCGCCCCGCCGTGCTCACCCGGGACCCGTGCTGTCGCTGCGACCTGCCCGACTGTGCACACCACCCGGGCCGCCCTTGTGGCCGTCTGTCCACCGTGGCCGATCACTGGCCGCTCACCCGCAGACAGCTTGTGGCCGCAGGGCTGGACCCCGACGACCCGGTGCGGGGGCGGGGGCTGTGTGCCCGCTGCCATGCCCGTGCCACCGCCACCGACCACCGCACAACCGGGGGGTGGAACACACCATGACCGCCCCCGTTGACCGCCTGCCGCCCCTCCCACCGGCAGGCCACCGGATCACCCCGGCCGGACCGGTCCGGCCGCAGGCACCCGCACAGCCGCCCCCAGGGGGGACACCCCCGCACCCGCCCGCAGGGCACAAGCCACTGAGGCTTGTTTCCGCCTGGTCAGGTTTCCGGGACGGCTCAACCCACGTCACCCGAACCATCGGCGGCCGGGGTGGTCCTGGTGATCAGCTTGCCCACCCCGGTGTGGCTCATCTCGATCCGCCCGCCGATGGCCCGATGCGAGGCACCGAGAGCTTTCGCCTGCCGGACAAGGGATTCCTTCTCGTCCCGCCACGCGGCCTCCTGCTCGGCGGCCTGCTCCAAGCGCTCGAACACCCCGGCCAGCTCCGCGTCACGCGCGGCGATCGGATCGGTCACCACCCGATGGTAACTACGTTCCCAGCCGGTAACCCGGTCACCACCACGAAGGGAGGTGCCCGTGCCGATCACCATTGACGGGATCACCCCGTCACAGCAGATCCGGGAACAGCTCGCGGCGGAGGGGAAACCGGTTCTGCTCGGGTTCTCCCGGGGCAAGGACAGCCTGGCGGCGTGGCTGGCGATGCGCGAGGCCGGGATCACGGTGGTGCCGTATCACCTGTACCTGGTGCCGGGTATGCGGTTCGTCGACGAGGGCCTGAAGTTCTACGAGGACTTCTTCGACACCCGGATCGTGAACCTTCCGCATCCGACGCTGTATCGGTGGCTGAACAACTTCGTCTTCCAGCCCCCGCACAGGTGCGCGATCATCGAGGCCGCGCAGCTCCCGGTTCCCAACTACGAGGACATGGCCCAACTCGTCCGCGAGGACTTCGACCTGCCGCAGGCGTGGAACGCCGACGGGGTGCGCGCGGCGGACTCCCCGCATCGGCGGATGGCGATGGTCACCCACGGCCCGTCGCGCGAGCACCTGCGGCGGGTCTCGATCGTGTGGGACTGGCGCATCGCCGACGTCCGCGCCGCCCTCGCGCGGCACCGCTGCCCGCTGCCTCCGGACTACCAGTGGTTCGGCCGCAGCTTCGACGGCCTCGACTACCGGTTCATCAAACCGTTGATGGACCACGCCCCCGACGACTACGCGCGGCTGCTGGAGTGGTTCCCGCTCGCCGACCTGGAGATGTTCCGCCGTGACCTCACCCCCTGACCCCGCAGGCAGCGACCCGAACAGCGACCTGCTGTCCCAACTGCAAGCCAGCGCGGCGCTCACCGGACCGACCTCCCAAGACGACCTGCTCGCCCAACTCAACGCCGAGCCCGAGCCCGACCCGTTGGCCGACGTCGAGTACACCGGAGACCTGGAGACCGACTCCACCGCCGAACTGGACGCCCTCGCCAAGGGCTTCCGGGAACGCACCAAACGCGAGGACGACCGGTTCCGGCTGGCCACCGACTCCGAATACTGGTTCGCCGTGTGCTTCAAATCCCGTGAGGACAAGGAAGCCTTCCTCCGCGCGGCCCGCCTGTTCGCCCTCGGCGACAAATACCTCGACGGCTACGCCGTCGCCCACACCCTCGACATCCCCATGCCCACCAAGGACGACGACGGAAAGGAGTGACCCATGCGTGCCAGACTCGCCGCCGCCGCAGCGGGCGTGCGCCGCGCCCTGTCCCGCCGCGCCGCCAGCTTCCGGGGCGGCAACAGCGGTGGCAGCCCCCAACAGCGCTAACCCCGGGCAACCACTCGACGCCGGTCACCGGGCACCAGGAAGGAGGCGACGATGGGCAAGCGAGGCCCGGCCGCCAAGCCGACCGCTCTGCGCGTCCTGCACGGTGACCGGCCCGACCGGATCAACACCCACGAGCCCGCCCCACCCATGCAGGACATCACCTGCCCCGACTGGGCAAGCGACGCCGCCCGCGCCATCTGGGCACGGCTGGCCCCCGGCCTGATCGAACGCCGCGTGCTCACCCCATGGGACACCGACGCCTTCCTCGTGCTGTGTGAGGCGTTGGCCCGCTACCGGGCCGCGACCCAGCTCGTCAACGGCTCCGCACTGCTGGTCCAAGGCGGGTCCGGACTGATGAAGAACCCCGCGTTGCAGGTCCAAGCCGACGCCGAGCGCACGTTCCTGACCTTCGCCGCCCGCTTCGGCCTGACCCCGAGCGATCGGCAGGCGATCAAGGTCGAGGTGGCCGATGGCGACCACGACCGCGCAAACCGACTCCTCAGCTAACAACCGCCGCCGCGTGAGCGGCGCCCGCACCACCGCGACGGCCCGGCCGCGCACCCGCACCGCGACGCCCCGCACAACCACCAAGGACAAGCACGGGGCGCGGCTGCCGGTGTGCGGCCGGGTCTTCGACAACCGCACCTGCCGCAAACGCGGTGAACACTTCTGCGCGCCTCGCGCGGATCATGCGCAGGCGTTCGCCGAGGAAGTCTGTGTCCACACCAAGGACCGGTGGGCGCGGCTGCCGTTCATCCTCGCCCCCTGGCAACGCGAGGACATCGTCCGCCCGCTGTTCGGCGAGGTCCGCTGGGACGACGAAGCCCACTGCTATGTGCGCCGGTTCCGGATCGCGTGGATCGAGATCGCCCGCAAGAACGGCAAATCCGAACTCTTGGCGTTCGTCGCCCTCTACATGCTCTGCGGGGACGGGGTGGAATCCGCCGAGATCTACGGCTGCGCCCGCGACACCGACCAAGCCAAGCTCGTGTTCAACGTCGCCGCCCGCATGGTCCGCTTGTCCCCGGTGCTGCGGCGTCGGCTGCGGGTCATCGAGCACTCGGCGCGGATCGTGGACGAGAAAACCAACTCCGTCTACACCGTCGTCCCCGCAGACGCCCTGGGCAACCTCGGCTCCAACCCCTCCTGCGTCATCTTCGACGAGGTCCTGACCCAACCCAACGGCGACTTCTGGACCGCCATGCGCACCGGCATGGGCACCCGCCTGCAACCCCTGCTCATCGCCGCCACCACCGCGGGCAACGACCCCACGTCCTTCGCCAAAGCCGAACACGACGAATGCGCCCGGATCGCCGACAATCCAGACAGGGCGCCGCACCGGTTCGTCTACCTGCGCAACCTCCCCGAAGACGCCGACCCCTGGGACGAGACCAACTGGCACTACGCCAACCCCGCCCTCGGCGACTTCCTCTCCCTCGCCGCACTGCGCGAAGAAGCCCTGGAAGCCCGCAACGACCCGGCCAAGGAAAACAGCTTCCGCCAGTTCCGGCTCAACCAATGGGTGGCGCAGTCCACCCGGTGGATGCCGATGCACCTCTACCTCGTCTGCACCGGCACCCCCACCGACCACCCCGCCCAGCTCCGCGAACAACACGCAGGCCGTCCGGCGTGGGGCGGGCTGGACCTGGCGTCCAAGCTGGACCTGACCGCGTGGTGCCTGATCGTCCCGGACGGCATCGACGGCCACCCCTCCGCGCTCTGGCGGTTCTGGCTCCCGGAAACCGGTATCGAGTTCCTGGACCAGCACCTGGACGGCCGCGCGTCCCGTTGGGCCGAGCAGGGCTGGATCACCGCCACCGAGGGCGAGGTCATCGACTACGACGTCATCGAGAACGAGATCACCGCCGACACCGGTCTGTTGCGGGTCGCCGACATCTCCTATGACGAGTGGTCGGGCGAGCCTGTTCGCCAGCGGCTCGAACGCCGGACCGGGGCGCCGCTGTTCCCGGTGGCGCAGACCTACAAGGGCATGACCCACGGCATGACCGAGTTGATGGCGCTGACCAAATCACGCGGTTGGTCACACCACGGCAACCCCGTCGCCGAATACTGCTTCGACTCCGTGGAGGTCCGCCACCCACCGGGCGAGCCGGACCTGATCCGCCCGGACAAGCCGGAGCGCGGCAAGACCGGCAAAAGGATCGATGCGGTGCCCACGGCCGCGATGGCGGTCGGCGGGTGGCGGCTGCGCGGGCAGAAGCCGCGCAAGTCCGGGCGCATGGTCGTCACGGGCTGAACTGATCGTTTCCGCAGGTCGACCCCAGGGACGCGGTCATGCCGCTCCCGGGATCACGTGAGAACCAGGAGAACACAAGGTATGAGCACGTCCACGATCGTCCTGCCCGAGCGCACCTTCACCTTCGGCGAACGGCCGGTGCGCGCGGTCGTCCGTGACGGAGACCCGTGGTTCGTCGCCGCCGACGTGGCTGAGGTGCTGGGCTACACCCGGACCTCGAACGCGATGCGCCACGTGGACCCCGAGGACTACCTCATCCTCTCCAGCGACACTGTTTCCCCAGGTCAGCCCGAGTACTCGCTTTTGCAGCTCTCGGGCGTGGGCAACCTGCGCACCACCTTGGCCTTGGTCAACGAGTCCGGGCTGTACTCGTTGATCCTGCGCAGCAGCCGCCCGGAGGCGCGGGCGTTCAAGCGGTGGGTCACCGCCGAGGTGCTGCCCGAGATCCGCCGCACCGGCGGCTACGGCCTGGCCGTGCCCACCACACTGCCCGAAGCGCTGGAGCTGGCAGCCGCGCAAGCCCGCCAGCTCGACGCCGCCCGCTCGCAGTTGGCCGAGGCCGAACCCAAAGTCGAGGCGTTCGACGCCTACCTCGACGCCCACGGGACGGTGGCGATGGGCGCGGTGGCGAACATGCTCGGCGTCGGCCGCACGACCCTGTTCGCCCGGCTGCGACAGGCCGGGATTCTGCAACGCCAGGACAACCGCCCCTACCAGCGCCACGCCCACCACTTCCGGGTCATCGGGCACACCCGCCCACACGCTTACGGCGACCGCATGTCCTACACCATGCGCGTGCGCCCGTCCGGGGTGGACATGATCCGCCGCATCCTCGCCACGGCCACGGCCACGGCCACGGCCACGGCCACCGACACCACGACACCCGAACCGGCCCGGCCCCTGTGGTGACCCGGGCCGGACCGACGTCGACCAGGGGGCCGCCATGGCGCTGCCCGCTCTCACCCTGCCCGAGACCACCTGGTTGCAACGGCTGTCGTCCCAACACGACGCGCAGATTCCCGAGCTGGAGTTGCTCGACGCCTACTACGAGGGCGAGCAACCCCTGTCCTACATGCACCCCGAGCTGCTGCGCCGCCTCGACGGCCGCGTCCGCCAGGTCGTGGTGAACTGGCCCGAACTCATCGCCGACAGCCTGGACGAGCGCCTGGACGTCACCGGGTTCCGCCTCGGCGGCCGGGACGCCGCCGACCGCGACCTGTGGCGGATCTGGAAGGCCAACCGCCTGGACCTGGCATCGCAGCAGGCGCACATCGACGCGCTGGTGATGGGGCGGGCGTTCGCGATCGTCGGCACCAACGAGGCCGACGGGTCCACCCCGCTGGTCACCGTGGAATCGCCGCTGGAAGTCCACGCCGAGATCGACCCGCGCACCCGCAAGGTGAGGGCCGCGCTCAAACGCTGGTACGACGACGAGGCCGCCCCGGGCACCTCCAGCCAGGTCGCCACCCACGCCACCCTGTACCTGCCCAACGAGACGATTTGGTACACCTCGCAGGACGGCGGGGCCGCCTGGGTCGAGGATCGGCGCGACGCCCACGGCATGGGCGAGGTCCCGGTGGTGCCGCTGATCAACCGCCCCCGCACACGCCGCCGCCGCACCAAACCCGCCACACTCGGGCGCTCGGAGCTGGCGTCGGTGATTCCGCTGTCGGACGCGGCGTGCAAGATCGCGACAGACATGATGGTGTCCGCGGAGTTCCACGCGATGCCCCGCCGCTACGCCCTCGGGTTCGAGCAGTCCGATTTCGTGGACGCGCAAGGCAAGCCGCTCACCCCGTGGCAGGCGGTGGCCGGGGTCCTCTGGGCCAGTCCCAAGAGCCCCAAGGACGACGGTGTCGCGGTCGGGCAGTTCCCCGAAGCCGACCTGAGCAACTTCCACAACACGCTCAACGCGCTGGCCCGGCTGACCTCGTCGCTGTCCGGGCTGCCGCCGCACTTCCTCGGCTACAGCACGGAAAACCCGGCGTCGGCAGACGGCATCCGCTCATCGGAGGGCCGCCACATCAAACGCGCCGAACGCCGCCAACGCTCCTTCGGGGACGGGTGGGAACAGGTCATGCGCCTGGTCCTGCTCGTGCGCGACGGCCGTATCCCCCCGGAGGCGCTGCGCATGGAATGCCAGTGGATCGACGCCGCCACCCCGACATTCGCCGCCCAAGCCGACGCCGTCACCAAGCTCTACGCCGCCGACAAACTACTGCCACGTCGGGCATCGCGGCGGGCACTGGGCTACTCCGACGCGCAGATTCGGGACATGGAGGCCGAGGACCAGCAGGCTTACGCCCGCGTCGTCGGCGGCGACCAGGCCGCCGAGTACGGCCCCAAACCCGACCCACAACCCGAGTCGGACGAGGACCAGGCGCAGGCGCAGTCGCAGGCGGACGAGCCCGCGGCCCGGGTTCCCGCTCCGGGCCGCCCGCAGGCCCCGGTGTTCCTCGCGGCCGGGGGTGCGCGGTGACCGCCCCGACCGCCGCCCATGAAGCCGAGGTCTACTCGTCCCAGCAGTACGCGGTGCGCCACGCCGTCCAGGGAGCACAAGACGCCTGGTCCCACCTGAACCCGAGGGATCTGGTCGGGTCGTGGGAGACCGAGGTCCGCCCCAGGGCGGTGATCGCAGCCGAGGAAGCCCAGATCACCGCCGCCGCGTCCGCGGCGCCCTACGTCGCCGCCGCGCTGCTCGCGGCCGGGGCGGTCTCCGCCCCGCTCGGGCGGGTGGTGGCCGGGGCGTTCGCGGGGTTCGCCTCCAACGGCCTGCCCCTGCGCGCCCTGCTGGACTACGTGCTTGCCTACCTGCACCGGGCACTCGGGTTGGGCATGGCCCCGAGCGAGGCCCGCGCCCTGGGCTTGGCGCGGCTGTTGACCTACGTGTCCACCGAGGTCGGTGACGCGGGGCGGATCGCGGTGCAGACAGCGATGATCGCCGAACCGCAGGTGGCCGGATACGAACGCATCGTCCGACTCCCGGCCTGCGGGCGCTGCGTGATCCTCGCCGGACGCCTCTACCGCTACAGCGAAGGATTCCTCCGACACCCCCGCTGCGACTGCGGAATGCGCCCGGTCACCCACGAGCAGTGGGAGACCGAGAACCCCCACAACCACCCCGACGCCCTGTTCGCCCGCATGAGCACCGCACAACAAGACAAAGCATTCGGCACAGGCGACGCCGCAGCCATCCGCGCCGGAGCCGACATGGCCCGCGTGGTCAACGCCCGCCGCGCCGGGGCCGTCTACGTCGCCGGAGGACGCGAACTCACCCGGGAAGCCACCACCCTGCGCGGCGTCGGCCGCGAACTCGGCGACGTTGCCAAGCAGCAGGGCCGCCGCTACCGGGCCAGCGGCACCGCGCGCCCCACCGCCGCCCAGATTGTCAACAGCGCCGACGATCGGACCGAGCTGGTCGCCCAGCTTCGCCGCTACGGCTACCTCACCGGCTGATCACTAATGCGGCCCGCAGTAACGCTTACTTCGTAACGTTACGCGGAAAAAGGCTTTTTTTGAAAGCGCGAAAGATGCCGCGCCGACGGTTGGTACGTACATACGTATCTACGGAGATACGTATCAGAACGACCGTTTTTTTTGTTCGCCGGGGAAGGATCGACTGGCCACCCGGCCGCACCTGCGGCCAGTGCCGTGCAGGTCAACCAGGTGATTTGCCATGGAGTCGGCGGCCAGTCGATTCCGGCTAGCACCTGCGCCCCGCCTGTCAGCGCGAGCAGCACGGCTACCGCGTGCGCGCGGCGGGGGCGAATCATGCCGACCATTGTGCCGGCCCTTCGGCCAAATCACATGGCCGCGTGCCGCCCATTCCGACACTCCGGAAAGGAGACCACCCGATCGTGTCCGATACTCCACCCGACCCCACTTCTGCCGCGCCTGTCGAGCCCGCTTCGCCCGAGGGCGGCACCGCCCCGCTGCCCGCGCCTGCGGGCGCGGGCAGCGAGCCGGACTACAAGGCGCTCTACGAGGCCGCCCGAAACAAGATCACCACCGCTGAGAAGGCCGCCCGCGAGGCCAGGGCGAAGGCCAAGCGCCTCGATGAGATCGAGGCCGCGCAGCAGTCCGAAGCGGAGAAGGCCGCCGCGCGGGCGAGCGCGGCCGAGAACCAGGTGGCCGCGTTGCGGCGCCGCGCCGTGGACGCGGAGATCCGCGCCGCCGCGACCGGGTGGGCCGACCCCACCGACGCCCCCCGGTACCTGGACGACCGCGACCGCTACGTCAGCGAGTCCGGGGAGATCGACACCGCCGCCATCGCCGCCGACCTCGCGGCGGAGTTGGCCCGCCGTCCGCATCTTGCCCGTCAGGACGGCGCACGCCGCCCCGCGCCCGACCCCTCGCAGGGGGCGCGGCAGAACGGCCCGGCCGGGCTCGACGCACAGATCACCGCAGCCGAGAAGGCGGGCGACTGGGCTGCGGCCATCGCCTTGAAGAACCAGCGCCTCGCGCAGATGCCAAAGGCGAACTAGCACCGGCGGCCACGCCGGAACCCCCTTGCACTGAAAGGAGAAACCCCTTATGCCTGGTGTGGCCGCTATCGCCAACACCTACAACGCCCCGAACTTCGTCGGGGAACTGTTCGCCCTCACCCGACCCGACACCCCGTTCCTGTCCGCCATCGGCGGCTTGACCGGCGGCAAACGCGCCAACGGGGTGGTGCACACCTGGTCGGTCTACGACCTGCGCGCCCCCGACCCGAACCGGCAGCGAGTCGAAGGGGCCGACGCCCCCGCCGCCGAAACCCGAGTGCGCGGACAGGAGCGCAACGTACTGGAGATCCACCAGGAAACCGTGGGCGTCACCTACTCCCGCCAAGCCGCGCAGACCATGTTCGCGGGCACCGGATCGGCGAATCCGAACGCCGCCGCGATCGGCGGCGCGAACGCCGTGGACAACGAGATGGACTGGCAGACCCGCCAAGCGCTGATCCAGATCAGCCGCGACGTGGAGATCTCGTTCCTCACCGGAACCTTCCAGGAACCCTCCACCAACAGCACCGCACGCAAGACCCGGGGCATCCTCGCCGCGACGACCACCAACGTGATCACCAACGCCACACCCGCGCCGCTCACGGAGAAGGTGGTCCTCGACCTGCTCCAGAAAGTGTGGGAGAACGGCGGCATCCAGATCTCGGAGACCGCCACGTTGATGTGCGGGGCATGGCAGAAGCGGATGCTCACCACCGAGTTCGTGACCAAGAAGAACTACCAGGAGCAGTCCCGCAACGTCGGCGGCGTCGCGGTCTCCACGATCGAGACCGATTTCGGCTCCCTGAACGTGATGCCCAGCCGATTCATGCCCGCCGACACCGTCCAGGTCGTGAGCCTCGACCAGTGCGCCCCCGTGCTCCTGGAGACCCCCGGCAAGGGATTCCTGTTCTCCGAACCACTGGCCAAGACCGGCGCGATCGACCGCGCCCAGATCTACGGCGAGATCGGCCTGGAGTACGGCCCGGAGATCGCCCACGGCAAGATCACCGGCCTCACCACGGCCGCCGAGTAAGGAGACCCGCGACCGTGAAGTTCACCAGCACCGTCCACCCCGAACTCGTCGTCCACGACCTCGGTGTCGTCTTCCACCACGGCGAGGCCGAAGTCACCGACAAGGCCGCCATCGAAGCCCTGCGCGCCCTGCCCCCATCCCTCGGTGTCCGCGCCAGCGGAGGCCGCCCACCCAAAGACCCCACCACCACCTGACCGACCCAGCGTCACCCCGGCCGACTCGTGGGAGAGGGGCGGCCCGTGACCGTCCCTCTCCCACCACTGGCCACCGTCGTCGACGTCCAATCCCGCACCGACGTGGAACTGACCCAGGCGCAGCAAGCCCGCGCCGCCGTGCTCATCGCCGACGCCTCCGCCCTGGCCCGCGCCCGGGTGGTCCCGTTTCCGGACCCGCCGCCGGAGACCGCGGTCGGGGTGATCTGCACGGCGGTGATCCGGGCGTTGGCCGCGCCGCCGGACGGGAACAAGTCCGAGACCGTCGGCGGGCACACCCGCGTGGCCGCGCACGAGGGCGGCGGGCTCTACCTGACCGATGACGAACTGGACCTGCTCCGCCCGGCCGCACCGGGCGGGGTCGGGGCGTTCTCCATCTGGACCGCGTAGAGGGGGTGCGCGATGCAGTTCCCGCACGAATTGACCGTGATCACCCCGGTCGAGGTTCCCGACGACTACGGCAACCCGACACCCCGGCTGGACTACGGCCCGACCGCGCCTCGCCGTGTGGTGTGGGCCAACGTCCAACCGGTCGGGTCCAGCGAGCCCGCCGCGCCCGCCCGCACTCCGGTGGTCACTCGGTGGCGGGTGTTCACCTTCGACCCGATCGGCGCGCGGGAGCGGGTGCAGTGGCGGGGCCGGGTGTTCGAGGTCGACGGCGAACCGGATGTGTGGGCACCGCGGTTCGGCCGCGCCCACCACGAACTGACTCTGCGACACGTGGAGGGCTGATGGCTGCTGTGGAGGGGTTCGAGATCGACCGGGCCGGGGTCGCCGAGATCCTGCGCTCTCCGGAGTTGGCCGCCGCCGTGCGCGCGCTCGGCGAGCAGGTGGGCGCCGCCGCCCGCGCCCAAGGCCACACAGTCACCAGCGGCGAACCGCTACCGATCGAGGTGTTCGACGACCCCCGCCAGGACCGCGCCGGAACCACGGTCGCGGTGCGCCACCCGGCCGGGGTCGGCATGGAAGCCCACCACGGCGTCCTGCGACGCGCCGCCGGAACGGTCGGCCTAGACGTGGAGGGCCTACGCGAGTGACCGGCCCTGTTCCGGTGCCGGTGGACGTGGTCGAACTGGTGGTGCGGGTCCTGCGCCGCCTGCTGGCCGAGCACCCCGACACGGTGACGATCAAGGTCTCGACCGAGACCGGCCGGGGCCACGATGGTGGGCCGCCGTCGCTGCCGTGGCTGCTCATCACCGAGGACACCCACACCTGGGCCTGGCCCGCCCTACAGCGCAGCGTGGTCCGGTTGACCTGCTGGCACCGCACCGACCACGCCGCCAAAGCCACCCTCAACCACGTGATGGGCCTGCTGTGCGCCCGTCCCGCCCCGGCCCCGCTGCTGCACACCGAACCCGTCTCCGCCCCACTGACCGGGGACGACCCCTACACCCGCGCGCCGCTGGCCACCGCTGCCATCGCCGTCCACGCGCGCACCCCCACCACCTGATCCTGATCCGGAGGTCACCTTTCATGGCACTGAACTCGGCGCTGGTGCGCGTCCCCGGCACCGGGGAAATCTCCCTCGCCCCACCCGGCACCCCCGAACCACCGGACGCCGCCACACCACTGTCCGCCGCGTGGAGGGGACTTGGACTGTCCACACGGGATGGGGTGACTTTGGCGCGGAAGGTGGAGAAGGAAGGCACCGAGCACTGGCAGCAGATCACCCCCGCCCGCTTCATATACAAATCCCAAGAGCTGACAGTGAAATCGGCGTTCCAGGAGACCAAAGCCGCCGTCCTGGACGCGTACTTCGGCGGGCTCACCTTCACCGAGACCGCCGCCGGGTCCAAGAAGTACCGCGCCGAGATCTCCAGCATCCCCAAGGACGACGTGCGGGCGCTGTGCGTGGACTGGATCGACCGGATCAGCGCCACCGAGATCTACCACCACCGACTGTTCATCCCCCGCGCCGACGTCTCCGAAACCGACGATGCCCAATGGTCCGGCCAGCAGGAAGCCCGCTGGGGCATGACCTTCGTCGCCCTCGCCCCCGTGGGCGGGTCCACCGTCCTCGCGGCCTGGCTCACCGACGACCCCGCCGTCATCGACACCACAACCACCACCCCCGCCCCGGCTGCGTCCGGGAACACCAGCAGGACAGGAGCATCCGCATGAGCAGTCGCCAACGCGCCGAAGCCACCGGCAAACCCGACACCAAGAGTTCCGATCTCGCCGTGATGTGGCGCGGCAAGCGATTCACGCTCCCGCGCGCCGAAGAGTTCCCGCTGGAAGCCCTCGAAGCCGAAGAGGACGGCAAACACCTCACCGCCCTGCGCATCATCCTCGGCGACACCCAGTACAGCACCTGGCGCTCACTGGCCACCACCGCAGCCGACGCAGAGGACTTCTCCACCAAGGTCATGAAGGAGCTGGGGCGGGGAAACCGCTGACCGTCGCCCAACTCCTGGGCGACACCACCACCGCCGACGCCCTCGAAACCGACCTACTCGCCAGAGGCGTCGACCTGCTCGACCTCTACCGCGGACACCTCACCTACCGACGACTCTGCGCACTCGTCACCCACCTACCCGCCGACGCCGCCGTCTGGCGCGCACACCACCCCGACGGCGGACACACCCGCGTCGAAATCCTCCTGGCCGCACTCGAACGCCGGATCACGATCCTGTGGGCCACCGTCGCCGCCGCCCTCGGCCAGCAAATCGCCGACGAGCACTTGGCCGGGCCGTTGGATCTCGGGACCACCGATGACAGGGAGGTGGAAACCGAGATTCAGTCATTGCGGGAGATCGCTCTCATGATGCGTAATGGTTGACCGCACCGCGTCAACTATTCCAAATGCCCATGTCGGGCATCAGCATAGGGCGACTGCGGTCAACCCTGCACCTAGTCAACCTTGGTAGGCTGTTGTGTAGCTACACGGTTTGAGTATCCGTCGTGTCAGCAACGACGGCCGGACCGGAGCGCGGCAACGCTCCAAGTCCGGCCGTCGAGTTGGTACAGCACGCTGCTGGGTTAGACGTTGATTACCTGGCCCAGCAGCGTGCCCCAGTGCGCGAGGGCAGCGCCGAGGGCGACGGTGAGCCCCACGCTGATCCTGCGGATCGTGCGGTGGCACTCAGGGCAGCATCCGTGTCCGCCTTTCACCTTTTCCACCTCCCTCCGGTTCTCGGGTGATCAGGTTGGTCAAGACTAGCGTGGCTACCCCCGGAATCCGGCGTTGAAGCCCTGATTCCGCTCCGAATCGAAGAGATCGGCGCGTACTTCTGCGTACCTTCTCCGTAATTTTTACTAGACTCTCTGGGCTGACCGCTGCGTGATCGAGGCCAGGGGCGTGGTGCCTCGTGGCGACGGTCGGTCATGCGTATCTCACGATCATTCCCTCGTTGCAGGGTTTGGGTCGTCATGTGCGGGATCAGATCCGCACTGCGGAGTCGGGTGCTCCGGCGATCAGTCTCACCGCGCAGGTGCAGACCGCCCTGCTGCGCGAGCAGCTTCGCGTCGCTGCCCGTGAAGGTGACCAGACCGCTGTCCGACTGCTCGCTGAGCTGGACGCCGCGCAGGCCGAAACCAGTTTTCAGGCGCTGGTTCGGCGGCTTTCGGGTGAGCAGGTCACTGTCCGGGTGGCGGTGGACCGCACCCTGGGTGCGGCGGTGCGCGGCACTGTGTCGTTGTCGCGGGGGCTGGATCAGGTCACCGCTTCGACGGTGCGGGCGACGGCGGTCACCGGGGCGGCCGTCCTGCGGTACGCCGCGCTCACCGCCGCCGTGGGCAACGCCGTGGGCGTGCTCGGTGGGTTGGGTGGTGCGGCGGCGACTGCGTCGGGGTCGCTGCTGCTGATTCCGGCGGCCGGGCTCGCGGCGGTCGCGGTGTTGCAGACCCTGAAGCTGGGCACGGAGGGTTTCACCGACGCCCTGACGGAGACGGACCCGGCGAAGTTCGCCGAGGCGGTGGGCAAGTTCGCCCCGGCGATGCGGGGGACGGCGGAGGCGGTGCGGGCGTTGCGCCCGGAGTTCACCGCGCTCCAGCTCGACGTCCAGGAGCGGCTGTTCGCCAACCTGGGGCGCGAGGTCACCGCGCTGGGTGCCCGGTACATGCCGGTCCTGCGGACCGGGACCACGGAGATCGCGGACTCGCTCAACGCGAGCGCGCGCGGGGTCGGGTTGTTTCTGCGGGAGGCCCGCACCGCCCGCGACGTCGCCACGATCTTCGACAACTCCGCGGTTGCCGCTGGTGAGTTGTCGAACGCGGTGCAGCCGCTGTTGCGGGTGCTGCGGGACGTCGCGGTGGTCGGCTCGGATTTCCTGCCGGGGTTCGCCGAAGCGTTCGCCGACAGCACCCGGCAGTTCTCGGCGTTCATCGCCCAAGCGCGGCAGACCGGGCAGCTTCAGCAGTGGCTCAGCGCCGGGTTGTCCACCCTGGGCGAGCTGGCCACGTTGCTGGGGAATCTGGTCGGGATCGTCGGCGCGGTCGGTCGCGCGGCGAACACCTCCGGTGCGTCGCTGCTGGCGACGCTGAACGCGGTCACCGCGGCCGTTCTGGGGTTCCTGCGCTCAGCGGAGGGCCAGACCGCGCTGGCGCAGATTTTCGGCGGTATCGCCGCGATCGCCGCCGGGCTCGCCCCGGTCCTGACCGCCCTCGGCCAAGCCGTGGTCACCTCGTTGGCCCCGGCCGTGGCGGTCCTCGGCCCGCAACTCGGCACCGCGCTGGCCGCGCTCGCCCCGGCGATCGGCCCCCTGGCACAAGTGCTGGGGGCGTTGGCGCCGCTGGCGGGGATCGTGGCGTTGGCGTTCGCGCAGATGCTCGTCCCCGCCGCCCAAGCCCTCGCCCCGATCGTCGCGGCGCTGGCCCCGGCCCTGGCCGTGGTGGCCGGGCTGTTGGGTGGGGCGGTCGGGCAGGCGATCACCGCCCTGGCCCCGGCCGTGCTCGGCCTGGCCCAAGCGCTCGCGCCGCTGGTGGTGGCACTCGGGACGCTGCTCGCGGGCGCGCTCGCCGAGACCGCGCCGATGCTCGCGCGGTTCCTGGTGGAACTGACCCCGATCATCGCGGCGTTCGGCGGGGCGTTCCTCCAGGCCCTGGGCGCGGTGTTGCCGGTGCTGGGGCAGTTGGCCGGGGTGTTCGCCCAAGTGCTGCTGGTCGCGCTGCGCGCGGTGCAGCCGGTGCTGCCGGTGATCGTGGCACTCATCGAGCAACTGGCCGGAGTCTTCTCCAATGCCCTGGCCACGGCGACACCGACTTTGGTCCAGATAGGACAGTTGCTCGGCGAAGTCCTCGTGATGGCGGTGACAGCGCTCGCGCCGATCCTGCCGCCGTTGGCGGAGGCGTTCTTCACCGTGGTCACCGCGCTGCTGCCGATCGTGCCGCCGCTGCTCTCCCTCGTCGGGGAGTTGCTGCCGCCGCTGACCGCGCTGGTGGTGGCGTTGGTGCCGGTCCTGGTGCAGGTCGCCCGGACCTTCGCCACCGTCGTCTCCGCCATCGCCCCGCTGATCGAGGTCCTTGCCCGGGTCCTCATGCCGATCATCCAGGCGTTGTTGGGCGTGGTCGAGCGGGTGTTCACCACGATCGGGTCGATCATCGCCGGGGCCATGCGCTACATCGGCGGCGTCATCGACCTGGCCATGGGGTTGATCACCGGGAACTGGGACCGGGCCTGGTCGGGGTTGCGGAACATGCTCGGCGGGATCTGGGACATGATCCGCGGCGCGGTCTCCGGCGGCCTCAACCTGCTGCTGCGGCTGTTCGTGGACCTCCCGAGCCGCATCCTCGGGGCACTCGGCAACCTGGGCGAACTGCTGGTCGAGGCCGGGAAGAACATCATCCGCGGCCTGATCCGGGGCATCGACGCGGCCTGGCAGTGGATCAAGGACAAGCTCAAGTCGCTGACCGATCTACTGCCCGACTGGAAGGGGCCGCCCGCCCGTGACCGGGTCCTGCTCGCCCCCACGGGGCGCATGATCATGGGCGGGTTCCTGCGCGGCCTGGAGGACGGCACCCCGGACGTGCGGGACTACCTCTCCGACCTGACCGACACCCTGCCCCTGGACCTCGACACCACCACCGGCACGGTCGGTGTGGGTGTCCGGCGGGTGCCCGCACTCGGCCCCACCGCCCCCGCCACGTCGGGTGTCGGCGGGTTGGGGGCGTGGGAAGTCTCGGCCGCCGTGACCGCCGGGGTCCTGGCCGCGCTCGACGGCGCGCGCCTGCGTGTGGACGGTGCCGGGGTCGCGCGGCTGGTCAACTCCACCAACGCGGCCAACGCCCGACGCTGACCCGCCCCCGGGGTGATGCAGCGTGCATCAGTTCCACCTGGGGCCGGTCGGGGCGCTGCGTCCGCTGCCGTCCCCCTCGCTCGGCAGCGGCCCGGACGCGACCGCGACCCGCCACGGCGCGATCCACCGCTCACTCGACGGGCGGGTCACCGTGGACAGGGTCGCGGTCAAGCGCACCTGGTCGCTGACCTGGCCCTACCTCGACCCCGACACCCACGCCTACCTGGACGCGCTGCACCACGGGTTGGTGGCGGGTCCGTTGTGGCTGGTCGATCCCGAGCGCCGCAACCGCCTGCCCCCGCACATCGCCGCAAGTGGGTCGTTCCAGCACACCACCACCGGGTTCTTCCCGAGCGCGGGCACCCTCGCCTGGACCACCGAGGTTCCGGTGCCGGATGTGCCGTTGGCGGGCGGGTTGGACTGGTCGGTCCCGGCTGGGGGCGGCCAGCTCATCGCCGACCCGTGTCCAGTGCTCCCGGGTGAACCGGTGTGCATGTCCGTGTGGGTGACCTCGACCGTCCTGCCGGTGGGGCTGCTCGTGGCCCTGTACGACGCCGCCGGGGCGTTCGTCTCGTTCGCCACCTCCCCTTCTCCAGCTACCACCCCGGAGACCGGGGCGCGGCTGTGGCTGACCCACACCCCCACCGCCCCGGCAGCCCTCGCCCGCCTGGCCCTGACCGCCGACTCGTCCACCAGCGGCGGGCGGGTGGCCACCACCGGGTGGCAACTCGAACCCGGCCTCACCCCGGGCGGGTGGGCGCCGGGTGGCGGCGCGGCCCACGTGGTTCCCGACGCCCTGTCCGCCGCGTATCCGGTGCCCGGTGCGCGGGCGACCACTCTCACTCTTCTGGAGGTCTGACATGCAGTACGCCGACGACCGCGCCCTGGCAGCCGCGGTCACCTTCCCCGACCGCACCCCCGTGGCGCGACTTGCGGCCGACTGGGCGCGTGACGGCCAGTACTCGCACCCGCTGTCAGACCTCTCGTCGGTGCTGGAGGCGGTGACCGTGGAACGGTCGATCACCGGGGACCTCCCCGCCGAGTGCACGCTGATCGAGGGCCACACCGCCGCCACCCTGACCGCCACCCTCGCCGGAGCACGCCCCGACGACCCCCTCGACATGGCCCGGATGCTGTCCCCCTACCGCCCGGACAGCCCACTGCGCGGCGTGTCCGTTGTCGACGTTCCGCTGTATCTGGAGTTGGGGTTGGTGACCACGGCCGGGCGGCGGCTGGTACGGCAGTTCACCGGCACCACCCGCGCCCTGCACCCCTCGGCCGCCGACCGCACGGTCACCATCGACGCCCTCGACCCGGCCGAACGCCTGCGGGCCGCGGTCACCCTGCCGGTGTGGGCCGCGTCCGAGCGCACCTACCGCAACCCGGCGATCTGGCCCTACCGCGACCGCACCAACACCCAATGGATCATCGACCATGTATTGCGGCGCAACGGGATTCACCTGTCCCCACCACCCCGGCCGGGGGTGTTGTGGGCGATGACCTGCCACGGCGGCCTGGCCCCCGACATCGGGTTCGACGCCTCCCTGATCATCGGCCGCAAGACCAGTGCGTCGGTGCCCGAGTTCGTCCCCGGCGCATACGGATTGGCCGCCAACGGCGGGCAGGACTGCTTCGCCTGGGGCAGCGGACGCACTATGGGGAAACCGTTCGCGCTTGGCAGTGGGCGGGCGCACCTGATCGAGTTCCACATTCACGCCGGGGCCGCCAACACCCTCCACCCGAACGCGGACGGCACGGTGCTGTCAGTGTCCACCAGCCTGGTCAAACTCGACGGCACCACCATCGACGCCGCCATCACCAGCGACGGGCAGCTTCAGGCGCGGATCTGGGACAACCCGACCACCACCCCCGTCCTGCGCGCCACCATCACCGGCCCAAGGATCACCGGGCAGGCCGCGTGGCACTCGGTCGGGCTCTGGATCTCTTATGACCACGCCACCCGGACCGTCACCACCCGCTGGCACCTCGACGGCACCCAGACCGGCCCGGTGACGCTGGCGTTGGAGCTGCTCCACCAGGTCACCGCCGCACGTGGGAACGTGCAGTTCCGCACGCCGCTGCCGGTGCAATGCCTCCAACTCGCCGAAACCACCACCATCCCTGCGGGTTGGGGCGCACCGCACGTCCCGCAGGCAGACCTGGACGTCGGGCTGAACTGGGTCACCGGGCTCCCCGAGATCGTCGGCGGCGACTCGTGGTCGCTGATCAAGCAGACCGTCGCCGCCGAATACGGGCTCGCCGCGTTCGACGAGCACGGCCGGTTCACCTTCCGCACCCGTACCCGGCCCAGGCCCGCGCCGGTCAAGTCCATCACCGCCGCCGTCGACCTCGGTGACCTGACGCCGTCGATCGCGCTGGACTCGGTGCGCAACGAGATCACCCACGCCTGCGCCCTCCGCCTGGAACGCGACACCGCGACCGTCTACACAGCCAGGACCCCGGACGAACTCGACACCCCGTTCGGCACCACCACCCGCACCCTCGTGCTCGACCACCGCTGCCGCATCAACACCACCGTGCTGCGGCACAGCCGCAGCACATGGGACGGCGACGTTCTCGGCGGCTACGTCTGCGTCAACCCGGCCACCGGGGCAGAGGTCGGCAACGTGACCGTCACCCTGACCGCGAACGACGACCAGGCCACCGCGCGGTTGGTGGTGTCCAACCCGAACCAGTTCACCGTCCGCTTCGCCACCGACGACCAACCCGCCTTCCGCATCGCCGGGAACCCGGTCACCGACGACCCCACCCACACCACCATCACCCGCGACCAGGCATCCGCGGCCCGCTACGGCCGCCGCGCCCTGGAACTGCCCGCCACCCCGTTCCACCAGCACCCCGACCCCACCACCACAGTCGCCGCCTCCCTCCTGGCCGACCTGGCCGACCCGGTCGCCGTCCTCGCCGAGATCCCCGTCCTCGGCGACCCCCGCGTGCAACTCGGCGACGTCGTCACCGTCGCCGACCCGGACGGGCTGGGCGGGCCGATCACCGCCGCCGTCATCGGCACCCGCCGCACCCACAGCATCACCGACGGCCTGACCGACTCGCTGACCCTGCGCGTCCTACCCACCTGACCACACCACCGGGGGTAACTCCACTGTGGACCCCTCCTGGCTCACCGCGACCGCCGCGCTGCTCGGCCCCCTCACCGGGGCAGTGACCGGTGCGTGGACCGCCCGACGCGGCGTGCGCGCCGCCCGCACCGCCGCCGACCAGCAATCCCTGTCCGCCCTGCACGCCGGATACCAGGCACTGCTGGCCGAACGCGCCACCTACACCCGCGACGTCCTCGCCGAACTCGCCGCCGTCAAAGCCGAACTCTCCGCCCTACGCGCCGAACACCTCACCGTCCTACGCGAACTCGCCGGACTCCGCGCGCACTTCGCACCCCACACACAACCCCCACCCACCCCGGCCACGCCGGACATCCCGAAAGAGCCCACGTGACCGACTACGGCATCGACCTGTCCCACTGGAACACCGTCACCGACTGGCACGCCGTGCGCGGCAACAACATCACCTACGCCAGCATCAAACTCACCGAGAACACCGACTTTGTGGACCCCGACGCGGCAGGCCACATCGCCGGGGCACGCTCGGCCGGGATCGTCCCCGGCGGTTACCACTTCGCTCGCCCCGGCAACATCCCCGCCCAAGTCGGGCACTTCGCCGCCCACCTGGAACGCCACCGACTCCTGAGCACCCCCGGGGCGCTCGCGCCGATGCTGGACATGGAAGCCCCCGAGCTACGCGGCCAGGCCAACAGCTTCACCGCGGAGTTCATCGACCGACTGCGGGCCGCGACCGGCATCGGCCGCGTCTTGGTCTACGCCAACCTCGACTGGTTCACCCACGTCCTGCGCCCCGGCCAGTGGGCCGATGAGGACGTGATGCTCTGGATCGCCCGCTACAACGGCGACCCCGGCAACCCCGGCTGGACCCACCCCCGCCTCGCCCTGCACCAACACACCAGCACCGGCACCATGCCCGGCATCCCCGGCAAGGTCGACCGCAACGCCACCATGACCGGCTGGTCGTTGGCCGCGCTCACCCTCGACGGCACCACCCCGGCACCCGGGCCGCAGCCGTCCGCGCCGGTCCCCGCCCCGCCGCCCGGACCCGGCGGCACCTACACCATCCAACCCGGCGACACCCTCACCGGCATCGCCCAGAAATTCGGCACCAGCGTGACCGCCCTGGCCGCGCTCAACCACATCCCCGACCCCAACCGCATCCTCGCCGGGGCCACCCTGCGCCTACCCGGACCCACCGCGCCACCACAGACCCGCCGCTACCAGATCCGCCCCGGTGACACCCTCTCCGGCATCGCCGCCCGACACGGCACCACCGTGGCCGCCCTCGCCCGCCTCAACGGAATCAGCGACCCAAACCGGATCTACGCCGGAAACTGGCTGACCCTGCCATGACACCCGACCCCGCACCCGACCCCACCGGGTCCTGGGTGCTGCTGCTCACCATCTGCGGCTGGCTCCTGATCAAAACCGCCGTCGCGTTCGTGCGCCTCTACGACCGACTCGACCACCTCCCACCCCACCCACCCGAAAGGATCTTCCACGTGACCCGTCATCCCCTCCGCGTCACCGCCTCCATCGTCGGCGGCCTCACCGCCCTCGCCCAGGGCCTCGTCGGCGCGGGCCTGTTCACCCCCGACCAAGGCAACGCCACCACCGGACTCATCGCCGCAGTCATCACCCTGCTCGCCACCTTCGGCCTGGTCATCACCACCGAACCCAGGATCACCCCCACCGCAGACCCCCGCGACCACCACGGCCGCCCCTTGATCCCGGCCGCGCCCGGCGCGAGCGACACCGCCTCGACCGACCTGCCCGTCTTCGACGTCGACTGACCCACTTACCGCACACCGCACTGAGGGAGCCCGATCCCCGGTGCGGGGGCGGGCTCCCTCAGTGCCGTACTCAGGAGACCGCACGTGCCCCACCCGATGCCCGATACCGGCTTCGTTGATCCCCGGACGGTGCTGACCTCGGCAGAGCTGGCCGCAGCCACGGCCAACGTTTCGGCGACCCCGCCGCTGTCCGCCGCACAGCTCGATCGGATCGGCGATATCTTCGCCCCCGTGGTCCGCAGGATGACCACCAGCTCCCTGCCAAGCCCCTAGCCGGCACCCCTCTGCCCCCGGAAACAGGCCGTAGGCCATGTCTCCGGGGGCAGCATGTCCGCCGCTCCACTCACTCTGAGGTGCCCTCACCCGACCGCCCAGCGGTCGCCGGGACATGAAGGAAGCCAGGGTCGATGGTCTCGGTTTCCAGGTCGGTCCGCCCCCTTTCCTTCTGGTGATACACACGGGGCCTCATGATCGCTCGCAGGACCTCCCGCTGCTGGGGCAGACTCAGTGCAGCGAACGCCTCGCGCGCTTGGGGGCCGACGACGTCCACCAACACGGGCGGTAGAGCCGCCCGCTCCGCTTTGCCTTCGGCGGTCTTGATCCGCTCGATCAGACCGGCCTCGATCGTCGCGAACGACTCACGAGTCACCTTTCCCGCAATAGCGTCCTGACGCCATCCCTCCAACTCCGCGCGCAGAACCTTGGCGTCATCCTGGGCGGCCTGCGACCGGACCACACTGTCCTTGATCTTGAAGATACGGGTGGCGTCCTTACGTTCCAGAAGCTGCATGGCCTGCTCGGTCAGCCATGCTTCCAACTTGTCCTTCGGTCGCCTCACGTGCCCGGTGGCGCACCGCATTGCCGCTCCCTTGGTGTCGACGCGCTCTGCGATCATCCGGTTTTGACAGATGCCGCACCGGGCGATGCCCACCCACAGGTGCCGGACTCGGCTTCCGTCTCGGACGGGTTTTCGGCTCGGGTCGCCGAGCCGCGCCTTGAGCACGGTGTGCTCGTCCATCGTGATGATCGGTTCCCATTGCGGGTCCACCAACTTCATCGTGAAACCGCCCTGCCCGTCGGGAACCTTGACCATCATCGGCTTGCCCTGATGCATACGGATACCTGCGGCGATATCGGACAGCACCATCATCCGCACCTGTGACCCGGACCATGGCGCGGGCAGAATCCAGGGAACTCCCTCGCGGTTGAGTTCGCGCCCGATCTCCGTCGGCGACTCGCCCTGCTCCACCCGAATCGCTATGCGTTCCGCCAACTCCGCAGACTCAGGATCGAGCCGGGCCAGAAAACGCATCCACTCGTGCGGCACCGCGTACTCGGTGACGATCTTGTTGACGCGATCCGCGTTCCACAAGTGGCCGCGAGGACTCGGCACGCCTCGCCGGTTCAGATCCTTGGCGATCGTGGTCAACGGCTCGGACGCCATCACCCGATCGACCATCTCACGCATGACCTTCGCATGGTCCGGGTCGATCACGAGACCCAGCGATTCCCCCGTGTCCGGGTCGAACTGGCGGCGGTAGCCGTAAGGGGTGGGACCAGCGTGCTTGCCCGACCGCGCCCGCTTCCGCACACCTCGACGCACGTGCGTCGAGGACGTGTCCGACGCGCCCTCGGCTTCCACCGCGTCTCGCGCCGTCGCCTTCCGATCGGCCGGATCGCTCATATCGTAGATCCGGCCACCATAGGCCCACAAAGCCCCAGTCTCGATGCAGATCCGCCGCAGCTTCACATACACCTCAAGATCACGCTGAGCACGCGACGAGTCGAACGTCCACAACAGATGGACCCGACCCGACTTCAACTCCTCCAGCGCCCGCTCGTAGTTCTGACGGGTCTGAGTCGCATACAACGACGCCGAAAGATTGTTGTCGTAGAACGTTCCACCATTGACGATGCCGTGCTCATCGAAGAACTCGTCGCCCTCGTCCTCCTGCGACCTGACCGAGATCGCACGCCCCAACGCATCCTGCGACGCCCGCAGATACTTGATCCCGATGACCTCGCCACTGAAGTTCGGCCACCGCTTTCGCAGCTTCTCTAGCAGATCCTCCCGCAT